TTATTTATCTTGTTTTGTTTTGAAAAATTGATAAAATTTATAACCGCCACACATAACAGGCTGCTCTAAAAACTTAAACCCTATCCTCTTTAACCAAGCTATATGGGTTATGTTTCTTGCATCCACTATGTTCATAAGAATATTATATTTTTCAAACCATTGGTTTGTATATTTCAAACCGCCTTTAACCATTGTTATAGGATGTTTCATTGTAACATCACTGCCTAAATACCAAATAACACCTATTGTTGGTTGGTTTGACAGAGTTGAAACACCGAACATGGCTGCTATATGTCCGTTGATTTTTGCACTGTAACATCTTCCCGATTGTTTAAAGCCAATCTCCAGTGCTTCCTGTGGTGTATGACCACAAGCTTGACACTCATTAATATCTTCTGCTCTGAGGTTGTCCTTTAGTTCAAGAACATCCTCATAAACAGAAGGTACGATAACTACTTTATTTTTCAATTAATTACCTCTAACTATAAAATCGCCTAACCATTCTAATGATAAAAAGCAGCTTGGTAAGTAGCTGTCATTAGAAATTCTTATTGTAATCTCTTCATTTCTTGCTATAACAGGTAATAAAAATGTTCCTGAAGAAACATTTATTTGCCCTATGGTTGATGCTGTCATACCAAGAATTTTACCTGTATATTCAAAATCTGAAGTAATGTTTGTTGAATATTTTGGTATCACAGTAGCTTTAAAGTAACCTGAATCTGCATAACAAAGATTTATGTCTCTGAGCATTAAAGTTCCTTCAACTACTTTTGTACCATTTTGTGTTTGTTGTCTGTAATATATTAAGGGCATTTCCCAAATTGAAGTAAATGTATTACCCACAACCAGTGTTGTGTGTTCTGAATTAATAGTTATTGTTCTGTTATTTAATTCATATTCTTGAGGAAAGCCTTTATTATCTAATACCATTAATTCATTAACCGGTGTATAAGGCAGGGTTAAAGTTGTTGTATGGTTGTTTGTATCTATTATTAAATTGCTTTCATCAAAATAAACTTTTCTATCCAAATAAAATAAATAATCCAAATCTTCTTCTTTATTTTTAGGTGTAAAGTTCATTCTTTCCAAGTAAATACCATCTTCATATTGCACTACCAAATACATCCAATTATCATGAAAATCTACATTTAATATTTTTGAATTTTCAAACTCCCATTTACTCCAAGCTGATTGAGCTTTTTGTTCACTTGAATAATAATAGTTATAAACATAAATGCTCTCAGGAGTATCTGTTGATAAGAAACAAGCCAAAGAATTAGCTGTAGAACCGGCTATTTTATACATGTTTTTTGGTAAGAAACTTGGTACTTGTTCTGTTATATCTCTTGCATCTATTGAATAAGTGGAAGTTATAAATATTTCCATTACCCTTGAATAATCACCATTCTCAAATAAAAAGAATCCTGTACCGCCGGCATTAATCGGTTTAACAAATCTTGAACACGGGTATTCCATAGTTAAATCAATCGCTGCTGTAGAATTAGAGAATATATCTCCGCCTTTTATTGAAAATACTGAAGTTTCTGAAAATAATAATAATTCTTCATTGAATGGTAAGTTATGTTTTAAAAGTACCATTTTTGAATTAGAACCAACATCAATAGGGTCGGTATCTAATTCTGCTACTGTTGTTTTCTTGAAAAATGAGAATATATCCTGTGTATCAGAGTAAATTGATTTATCTACTGAAATAAATGCTAATCTCCCTTTGTGTGTAAATACATCTTGTATAGTATTCCCAATAAAAGAGGGAGTAGGTGCTGAATCTTCATCTCCAGCTCCTCTGTCTGTCCAATCAACTGTTGTAAATGTAAAAGTACCATCAGCTTCTCTAATTAAAGCATGTGGCATGGTAGCAGGGTTTATATGATATTTGATGTCCGGTGAGCAGCATTCTTTCCAGCTTCCTGTACCAAAAGATGAATCATCTGCTGTTTCAAATTGTACATAATAATCATCTGCTTTATTAACATCTTCACCAACAATCTTTAATATAAATCCATTCGGAGCAACTGTAGGCAAAACATTAATAGCATCTGCTTTCTTATAAAAAGCATATAAATCCTGATTTGCATTACTATCTTCTGCTTGTATTGTAAATGCACTGCCATTCTTCTCTTGTAAACATATAACAGAACCTGATTTTGTAATATTCCAATTTGTTGTTCCTAAATTTGAAACTAAATTATTATACAAATTAGTAGCTATTGAGTTTGTTTTGGTTGTAGCTAAATCACTTGTTGATGTATAATCAGCTACCACTGTTCCATTAACAATAATTTTATGGTCTGTTGTATAATTACCTTGCCTTACAAAGATTAAAGCTGAAGCCTTATAAGGATTTGGATAGGTTGAATTAGATAATTCAGTTATAACTGTTTTATTTAAAATAAAAGTATAATCTGCAATAGTAGTAGTAAATAAATCTTTTAACGGTTGATTAGTTGTTATATAATCTTCACAACCACTATCTATATTGACAGTTTTTTCATTTCCTTTAAGGTCAAAAACTTTTATAGTACCCTGTCCGTCAATTAACACTTCATATTCTTCATCTTCTTTAAATATTGTATGGCACAAAGGATGAATATTTCCTAAGCTGTCTATCATCTTTGCAATATGTTCTGTCGGGGGTCTGTCTTTTAATCCAATGGAAGGCATTGGAAGATAATTAATAAGTGTTTTGGATTGATTAGGGTACATTAATTTATCAGGCTGCTGTGAAACCCCACCAATAAAATTGGCTACAGTATCTCTAACTAAACTCATACTAAATAATCCTTTATCCTTCCGTCATACATAGCCGGTATCATTGTATATTCCCCAATCTCCAGCTCATGTTGTTCCATAGCTATTCTTGCTTCCATTAAATCTTCCTGACAATATTGTGATGCTTTATCAGCTCCTAATTCTCTTTTAACAAACTTATAAGCTGCCGACATCATTGCATAAACTCTAGCTACTTCAGGTAAATTTTCAAAAGTATAACCAAATACGATAGAAACTTTTAATGGTCTTTCTATCTCAAAAGTATGCTCAAATTTATCATATAATTTACCATTCCTAACCACATATCTGTTTTTATAAATAGTAGGAAATTTAATCATTAAAATATCATTAGGAACTTTGATAATATTATTTACATCAGGTGATAATTGATAATTATCTTCCGAGTTAAAATCCCAACCTTGTAGTTGTATTCTTTTTGTTTCATCATCAAGAATCTTCTCTGCTGCTATGGTGAAATAGCTCTTTGTTCCTTCCAGTGTGTTTAATGGAGATTGTCCGATACAAGAAAGCATAGTATTAATTGCTTCTAATTTTGTTGTCATTGATTTCTCCTAATTAAAAAATAAGGGTAGAAATTTGACTTCCTACCCTGCGGGAGCGGGAGAGCGAAAGCTCTCATTCCCGCTTTTATATAATTTGTGTCAAGCATCTATTAAGCTGCTGCTGCCGAGATTTCTACAGCACAGTCAGGTCTCAAGATTCCATGACCTTGTAAGATTCTTGCAGTAAGCAAGTGAGATAATCTTTCAAGCATCCATTTAGGTTCAACGATTAAACCTTGACGAGACACTGTACCAACTGCTTGTCTGTTCATTACAAGAGCTGCTGTATTAGTGAAATCACCATAATAAACATTATTAGGTTTGGTTACATCTGTTGACTGTGCAATGTCTGTGTTCGGTAAGTGGTTAGTCTTGATAACTTTGATACCATTGATTTTACCGGTTGTACCATCAGAATAAGAACCTGTACCTATATCATGGTCTTTGATGTTTTCAGATTGTGCCAAAAGTGCAAATTGTAAAGGTCTTACAAAAGCATATCTATCTTCTTCCGGTACATCTTTTTCATCAAGTTTTACACCTGCTGAATAAATTGCAGCTGCAAGTACATCACCATCAGTATTAACAGTAGCACCTGCATTAACAACAGAACCACCATTACCATCTGTTAGGATAGCATCTGCTCTTGCTGCCAATACACCAACTTGAAGAAGTTGTTTATCTTCAGTGTTAGCTAATGCTCTTGACATTTCTCTAACGATTTCTGCTCTATCATCATATTCTTGCATTTTAACATCAAGGTCATGAATCAGAATATCAGAAACCAAGAACGGGTCAAGGTTGATAGTGATTTCATTGTGAGCTATTGTTTGATTACCTAACAAAGTATCACCAACACCCACATATTGTGCTTTAGTTGTACCAAGTACAGGGAATGATGCTGATTTACCTTTAGTAATCGTTTTACTTCTCACATAGTTTTTCATTACTCTCTTTTCATCAAAAGCTGTCAACAATTCAGGGATAAATTGGTCTCTGAATAATGCAGCCACATCTCCTGACAGGTTAGCTTGACCTAACCTAGTAAAAGAATACTCGTCTGCCATTTTTTAAATTTTCTCCTTTAGTATATTCCTAAGTCAATTCCAGCTTCCCTACTAGCTGCAATTTTCTTCTGTATATCTGCTCTATAAGCTTCATCTTTGTTATATTTAGGGTTTTTAATTGCTTCAAACATTTCTGCCTGACTTCTGAAACCTGAAATAGTGGTTTCGTTTCCTGTGCCTTTTTGGTAATCAGGTATTTTTCCTTCTTTATCTTCCATTTTTGCCCTCAATCCTACTAATACTGCTTCTAATTCAAATTTGTTCCTGATAGAGTTTAATGCTATAATTTCTTCTTTCTTTAAATTATCAGCTGCCCAGTTGATAATAGTTTCCATCTGTTCCCTACCACCAACACATTGAGCTAATTCATTTCTCTCTAGTTCAACTCTTGCTTCAGCACCTTTAATATAGTCATTAACCATATCTTCTGAAATTCCAGCATCAGCTAAAGCTTTCATAGATTTTTCTGATAATTTACCAGCTGTAAGATATTCTTCTGTCATTACATCAAAGTCTAAACCTCTTTTATCAAGAGCTTGTTTAACTTCTTCAGAATTGTTTAAATCAACATTTTCATTATCGTTATCAGAACCTTCCTCATTATTTTCAGCTGAATTATTTTCATTGACATTTCCATTTTCAGCTGAGTTATTTGTTTCCTCTGAGTTTAAGGTTTCTTTGTGGTCTGTTTCAGGTGTCGTATTTTTGTCAATATTAGTATTTTCTGTAGTATTATTTTCTACTGTATTTGTGTTGTTTTCTTCAGCCATATTTATTTCCCTTCAACTTGAAATTTAACTACAGCCTTTTTAACATTCTCTTTTGATTCTTGTTTTTTCTTTTTACTATCTCTTTGCATTTTAAGAATCATAGCTACAAGAGGGTCAATCTTTTCTTCTGCTTCCGGTTCTTTTTCTTCCGGTGTTTCGGTAGTTTCTTCTTCAACCGGAGCATCTGTTTCTTCAGTTTTTACAGCTTCATCAATCTTTTCTTCTGCTTCCGGTTCTTTGATTTCAACTACTTCATCAACTTTTTCAGTCTTTTTGTTTCTTGACATCAAATTCTCCTTTTATTGTTGTGCTTCCTGTTCCTGCTGCTGCATCATTGCATCACCATATTTATTGACTAAATTAGGAGCAGCTTTTTCTAACAATGCCTGTTGTTGTGCTTGTTTTTGTTGTTCTGCCCTTTCTTCCTCACTATAGAAGAAGCCTTCAATATCCATATTTAGTGAAGCAGCAATAGTATTTGCTATAGGTTCAACTCTACCGCCTAATTGTGCTGCTATTGGAGCAACTTTGCCCATTAAGTCCCAAAAGGTAACTAATTTATTCAAATCAGAACTTCTGCCTAAAGCTTCTAACCCTGTTGTAACAGTAAGTTTGATAGATTTATCTCTGATTAGGTCAGGTAATTGTTTACCTTTAGCTTTCTTCATGTGTTGAAATGTGATTTTTACATAAGCTCTCTGGAACTCTTTACACATTATTGAATAGTAATTGCCAAGAGCTTCTTCAAGGTCTTGTGCCATTACTCTTATTTCTTCTGCCGTAACTCTTTCCGCCTGTCTTTGAATAGCTGCTTTCATTACAAAGATTCTGTTTAATCTTCTTTCAATTTTGTCAGCTTCAGCTTGAGCCACTTGTAAATCATAATATTTATTTGCTTGCAGTGGTTGTACATCTTCAGTCCTGCCTAAAGCAAATCCACCATTCTTAGCTTCTGATAAATGTTTTACTTTAGTCATTCCATTAGGGTTGACCAGCATAACAAGTTTTGAACCGGCTAAACTGGCATCCTTTATGGCTTTTGATAAAGTATCAAGGTATGAAATATCACCTATATATTCTTCAATCAAACCACGACCATAAGATTCACCATCAATAGCTGTGTATCTTAAAGCTATGAATGGACATATTTCTATCGGATATTTACCTTCTGTATCAAGTTTTACACCTTCAACTTCCTGTGTAACAATCCAATTTTTATCGTCTCTTTTAAACATTGTATATAAGGTTAGCTCTTCATCTTCTAACCTTAAATCTGACCTGTCATTTTTAATTGCTTTTTTCTCTAAGATTTTGACCATAACCTGTTCTTGAATCTTTTTAGGTAAAGCATAAAAATTAACAGTTTCTTCTGTAATTGCCTTAATTACATTTCCACAATAATCTCTTTTAACAACATATCTGTCCAACGGGTAATATCTCAAACCTTCTTTAGGGTCATGTACTAAAAATACATTACCTGCTACAAGTTGGTGCTTGATAGCTTCGCCGACAGTAACCCTGTCTCCTAATTGCTCCTGATAATCCAACAAAGATTTTTCAATCAAAGCTAAACCTTTATTGACATTAATTTCAAATTGAGAATTTTCAGCACCTTCTAAAACTGCTTGCTGTTGAATATCTACCCTATCCATTGAAAATTTAAAGAATGTTTGGTTTGGTGGCAACATTGTTGTTGTTATCTTTGCTGAAAGATTATTTATACCATCAGCACCAACTGATTGATTTGGTGTATCAATATGTTTAACATTCCTTCTGTTGTTCTTTTTGACATCTCTGTCTGCAATTAATGATGGAATTGTAAACTTAGCTGCTTCTTTAGCTTTTTCCAAGTATGGCATCCTGTCAGTTTTAAGATTTTCATACTGTTCTGCTAAAGTTCTATAACCTTTAGTTTCATTTTCCTTATATTTCATCATTTCTCCTAGACAGGTATATTCAATCCTGTTGTTGTATCAGTTGTATTTAATCCTGTTGTACCTGTATCAGTATTCTTTTTCATAGGTATTCTTAAAGAACTGACTGTTCTTTTATTACCTGTTTTTTCTCCGGTTGTGGAAGCAACTTTTTCATTTGAGAGTAAAACATTACTTTTATTTAACTGTTCTTTTATTTGTTCCTGTTGTGCTTGCACAATAGTGCTTGTATTAGGTACGCTTGGTTTACTCATGCACATATTTTTTCTCCTTCTTGTAGTTATGCTGCTGTTGCAATATTTAATCCCATCATGTTTTGAGTTTGAGATGCTACATTGTTTGTATCAACACCATAAACATTCAGGGTAATCTGTTCATTTGTTTTTTTCTGTGGTATTCTTGCTATTCTTAAAGAACTCAAAGTTCTTTGTATTCTTGAACCACCATTTAATGTAGCTGTTTTATTTACTTCTAAATTTCCGGTTTCCTGTTCATTCAGCTTGTTTATGGCATCTATTTGTGCTTTTTGATAATCAGCCATTGCTTTTGCTGATTGCCTTGAGGATTGGTACATTGAAACTCCGGCACTACCTGCTAAACCACCAACAGCTCCGCCTATTGCCGCACCGCCGGCAGCTGATAAGCCACCTATAGTAGCACCGGCTATTCCACCTGAAGTAGCCACACCCCCACCAATACCTGCTAATGCTCCAGCTCCCCAAGCACCACCAACAGCACCTGCTAAACCACCAAATAGCATACCGGTAAAGACATTGCCACCAGTAACACCGGATGTAATACCACCAACAACCGCACCAACAGTCATTCCTATTAAAAGTGATGTCAATGCACACATAATAATTTCTCCTTTTAAATTAAACAAAAACCCACCACTACAATTAAGTAATGGTGGGAATATCTCTGCTTACACTTAGTAAGTGAGCTAAATTTCTTCATGTAATTCTTGATAGTCTTTTTCTACTTTTAACTTGTCTATAACCATCTGCTGCCCAATTAAAATACCCAATTCATAATTGTCTTTAAATTTTCTTGGTAGCTTATCAGGAAAATCTCTCTCTAAACATTCAATTAATTTATCAGATATTTTAGGATAGTTATATATAGTTAAGTTTTGGTTTTTCAT